CTTCTAGTTGAACACCAGTAATGTAGAAGGTTGCTCCGTTTGTTCCTACTACGGATGTTGCTCCTGTGGCTGAACGATAACCAGCACCAGCCCAAGAACCAGCAGTTCCGCTATAAGTAGTACCCATTCCAAGGCTAAACCAAACAAACATTCCAGTTGTATTTGTTGCTGACCAAGTACCAGTAGTATCACCAGCAATAGTTACGCTAATTTGTGTCCAAGTATTTGCTACTGGAATTGAATAGCTAAAAGGATAACTTCTGTCTAATGTGGCATTAGATATAGCACCACCAAAAGTGCCAGTTAATGAACTACGAACCCATGCAGATAATGTAATGGTTTTTGCGTTAGCAGTACCCCATCCTAAATCGGCAACATTGTAACCTTCAATTCTTTGGTTTAATGCAAAACTATCTGTGCCTGATACTGTGTATGCTCCTAAAGAAGTTGCACCTAAATAATTGGCAAATCCAACAGGTGGTGTTACTGAACCAGCATTTTGTTGAACAGAATAATAAGTGCCACCAACACTACTACTCATATTCCATCTATCTAAACAATAAGTATTGTTAGTCGCATTAACACTAGCACCAGCATTTCTTTGGTCAATGGTCATGCTGCCATTAATTATTCTGTTTTTCATGATTGAGGCATTTCCTGCCCCAAGCACACCGCCTGAAGTGCTGGTAACTAGCGTATCAGCATTGACTGAGCCATAAGCCATTATGAATTCTCCTTGCGGCTTTTATGCCATTGTTTAGTTGCTTCACTACGCATTTTGCGTTCCTCGTCAGATTGTTTTCTACCAGTTCTTGCCACAGACATTTTGGCTTTAGTTTTATCAGAAACTACACGACCAGCATTGAAATGAACATCAATACCAGCTAAATAGCGTTTTTGACCTTCACTCATTTTAGCTTTGGTTTGTTCTGTGTGCGGAATACCTAGCTGTGGCTTATGACTAACTGTTTTGTAGCGTCTGCCACCGCTTTCAAGGTTGTATCCATTAGGTGCTAGACTACCCATTACACTAATCCAAAACTGTTCTGCAAAGTCTAATGTAGCGTGGTTATTAACATCACCACAAATTGTTTCGTAAGTAAAGGACTTATGCCCATACTTTTTGTATGCGTCTGCTAAAGCGTGTCCATGACCCTTACGAGAATGTTTCGTAATTGTCTGACCAACATACTGCTTGCCGTTAAGCGTATTGGTAACTAGGTACACACGACCCTCCATTATGCTAATTCCTCATCTGTAGGTTTAGCTAGTGTAGGATGTTCCCATTTCTCAATGTAATCGCCTTTGCCGTCTGAATCGTTACGCAATTCAATAGCAGTCATAAAATCATTGTTGTTAAGATTAGGGTAAATTGTTTTGATTTTGTCGTATAGAGTCATTATGCAGTCCTCACTAAACATCCAGTAAATTGATATACGTTTGTGTAGTCTGATGATTGGGTTGTGCCAGATGTTTGATAAGCATAAACCTCAACAAAATCTGTGGTTCCATTCATATACACTAACCAATTTACCGTGGGCCATACATAGCCAGTAGTTACTCCGCTACCGCTTCCGTTATTAAAAGTAGAACCGTTTTTATAAATTCTTAAATAGCATTGAGATGCGGTCATACTTCCAAATCGAGTGCAAGCGTTAAACATATAGTAGCCAGCCACATTTGGTGTAAATCTGTAATTTGAAGTTGAGTAACAATTAGCTGTATCAAAAATAATAGTATCAAAAGAAAGTTTAGTAACTGTTGCATTTGCTACTGAAGTTCCGCCACCGCTGTAAGCACTAAACGCTGGCATATTACCGCTAACCATTACTGTGCCAGTAGCGGCTGGAAGTGTGGCTGTATTAGTGCCAGCTACGCTAGGTGCGGCTAGTGTTATGCTTCCTGAGGTATCTCCGCTTATAATTACTGAACTCATAGAATCACCCATCTTTGATTTGTAGGAACGGTCACTGTGACCCCCGAATTAATTGTAATTGGACCAACGGACTCGGCATTAAAGCCAGCGGGTAATGTATAACTTGTAGTTACGATCATTTGATTTTCAACAAATACTTGGTCACGACCACCGCCCGTAGCACCACCGCCAATTTGAGTCCAACTGGAGCCATTATAACCTTCAAATTGGTTTAAGGTTGAATTAAATCTCAACATACCCGTTACAGGGCTAACAGGTTCTTGAGCAGTAGTACCCACAGGCATTGTGATTGCGCCTGTTGAATTCAATACGGTATTACCTGATATTGATAGGTTTGCACCGTCCCACGTTAATCCCGCATTACCCGATAATAAACCGCCAGTACCTGCAAACACTAATTGAGTAGAGGTTAAACTTGAATCAGTAACTGAAGTAAACACGCCAGATGAGACTGAAGTTGAAGCTAATAACTTGACTACTCCAGAATTATTTTTAAAATAAAGTGTTCCATCAGTCGCGTTTAAAAATAATTCAGCGAGTTGCAATTCAGAAGGTGCAGCTACAACTCCAGTGGTTGCGGAGTGAAATAGTTGTATAGGTGTATATCCAGCAGCTGACATATATCAAATCCTTTTGAAAATTATAGCTGAAATCATAGAATAACCCAACGACTTCCCGCGGATACAGTCACTGTAATTCCAGTCGCTACTGTCATAGGTCCAGATGACATCGCAGAGTCACCCGTAGCAATAGTGTAATTAGCTGAAACTGTTTGACTGTTAACCATGATTCCGTTAGATGCACGTACCTCTGCACCTGTCAAAAGATTAGGGGTCGTTACGTTACCAGCTGTTGAAATAGTGAGGGCATCAGTCGCACCACCCGCTACTACAAAGTGAATAGCATTTGAGGTAGTAGTACCGATTGCAAGGTCAGCAGTGGTTGCTGTCAAATAGACGTTATTAGCACCGCTTAATGCACCAGTCCCAGTGAAGCCAGAACTATTCATACCGAAGTCACCATAATAGGTGCTTGCAGTGGTATTGTTGTTACCTACAACCACGTCAGCGGAAGCAGATGCCCCCGCATTAGTGTTTTGAATCTCCATTTGAATATAATTATTCTGGTTACCCTGCATTGTCAAAATGTGATTGACGTCAGAGTAACTCAGAGTACCATACGCGAATGCACCTTGAGTGGATGAACCAGAGATAGATTGAGTGGCGAGGTACTTAGGGGCAGAAAGCACGCCAGTGCTTGGGGTATATAAGTAATTAGCGTTACTGGTATAAATTGTCAATGCTGTACCGCTAGTCGCATTGGCAAACAACGGATAAACAGCCGTAGCAGTCGTAGTGTCATTAACAATTGCAGCTCCGCCGACTGAAGCCCAAGTTGTACCGTTATAGCCCTCAAACTGGGTAGTAGTGCTGTTAAAGCGGAGCATACCTGCCACGCCCGTTGGTTCTTGAGCGGTTGTACCCGCTGGCAGGGTGATTGCACCAGTGCTGTTGAATATGGCGTTACCAGTGAAGGTAGGAGCATTTAATAATACAATACCGCCTGAACCAGTGACGTTTTGACCCAGCGCAGTCTGAACACCAGTGCCAAAAGAAGTGATACCTGTACCCCCGTTAGCAATGTTCAATGTTCCCGCGAGGGTAACTGCACCGCTAGTCGCGGTTGAAGGTGTAAAGCCTGTTGTACCAGCTGAGAATGTAGTTACTGCTACGCCGCTCAAAGTTGACCATTGCGGAGCAGAACCCGTAGAAGTCAAGATTTGACCCGATGTACCAATAGCTAATGTGCTAAATGCAGAAGTGCCAGCACCATAAACCATTGAACCAGCCGTCAAGCTAGTTAAGCCTGTACCGCCATAAGCTACGCCGATTGTAACGCCATTCCATGTAGAAGTAGTAATAACACCAGAAGTTGACAGGGTCAACAACGCAGCGCGAGCACCAGTTCCACCGTTATAAATAGTTAATCCATCAGCAGAACCTACAGTAATACGACCGTTACCAGTCACGTAATCAACTACAATACCGTCAGAGTATGTTCCGCTAAATGCACCCGAGGCATAGAAACCACCAGTGGTGATATCATTAGTTGAAGTTAAAGTAGTGAAGTTTCCAGTATTAGCAGTTGTAGCGCCTACAGTACCGTTGATATTGATACTAGCTGTACCAGTCAGGTTAGTAACTGTTCCGCTAGAAGGAGTTCCCAGTGCTCCACCGTTCACCACAAATGCGCCAGCTGTACCGACGTTGACTGCTAGGGCAGTAGCTACGCCCGTACCGAGTCCAGTAATTGAACCCACCGCTGGAGTAACTGTGACGTTACCCGCGAGGGCTAATTGACCTTGAGCGTTTACAGTAAATGTACCGACTTGAGTAGCCGAGCCATATGCACCTGCGGTTACGGCAGTATTAGTAATGCTAAACTGAGTACCAGTCAGAGTTAAACCAGTACCCGCAGTGTAAGTACCCGCACCTGAGAATTGAACCCAAGTTACGGCTGTAACGCCGAGCGCACCACCTGGATCAACAGTACATACCCAACCTGTGTCAGCATTGATTGTACCTTGCTCTACAAATACATAAGCGGAAACTAATTGATTCCATGTATTCGCATCAGTAGTACGAGTCCAAGCGCCAGAGCCAGAAAGGTAGATACCGTTATTAGCTGCGGTTGATTGGTTCTTGACTAATACGCGACTAGATGAAGTAGTAACTCCGTCAATAGTTTGTTCACCTGAAAGCGTAATATTTGCCGTAGTGGCACATAGAACAGAAGCTTTTGTATTCAAACCTTGAGCGATGTTGTCAACATATTGCTTCGTTGCTAACTGTAATGCGCTAGTTGGGTCTTGAGTAACAGTAACCGAGGTCAAACCGCCGAGGGTCAAACTAGTAGCACCGAGTGCAATATTAGTCGTACCTACGGTCAGTGAGCTATTTACTAATGAACTGTTAGCAATGTTAGTCAGGGTGTTGCTAGCTCCGCTAATAGTTTTATTAGTCAGAGTTTGAGAACCTGTGAGTGTTACACCGTCAGTAATTCCATATCCAGCAATGGTTGTAGGAGTCGAAGTAATTGAAGACCATGCAGGCGTAACCGTCACATTTGAAGCTGCCGTAGCCTGACCTTGAGCATTGAAGGTTACCGCCGTCGTTTGAGTGGCAGAACCATAACTACCCGCAGTTACAGTGGTGTTAGCTATGGAGATTGTACCCGTAGAAGTAATTGGACCCCCAGTCAATCCAGTACCAGTAGCAACAGAAGTTACGCCTGAACCAGTGGTAATTGATCCCCAAACACCATTGGCATAACCTTCAAAAGTTCCTGTGTCGGTGTTGTAACGTAGTGTTCCGTTGCCCGATCCAGGTCTCTGAGCAGTAGTACCGATAGGGATGATTACACCACCTACACCAGGAAGCGTAGGATTATTTACAATACTTACGGTAGGAGTAGTGGTGTTATTTACCACGTTAATTTGGTTAGCTGTACCATTGACTTGAGTTACAGAGCCGCTACCAGTACCGAGCACTTGCCATGTACCACTCTCATAAAACTCAAAAGTACCAGTGGTAGTGTTATACCGCATCTGACCGAGGTTCGGTGCACTAGGTCTTTGACCCGTAGTACCGTTCGGTACAGTAATACCCGCAGTGCCAGGAAATACAGCATCACTAGCAAATGAAATTGTCGGATTACCGCTTACTCCGTTACCGCTGGCTACGCTAATCTGATTTGTGGTTCCAGCAATGCTCAAAGGGCTGAGAGTGCTCCCGTTTGAAAAGATTAGCCCAGTGCCACTCAGATTTGCGAGGGAGTAGAGGAGACCCGTTGGAGCAATTGTAGGGTTACCACTAATACCATTACCATTCGCTACTGAAAGACCTGCTCCTGAGGCAACTAACGTACGAGCAGCTACAACACCTGCACTTGTTTTTGCAATTAGACCGTAACCCGCTGTCTCAAGCGAGCCAGACGTTCCGTTTAGAAATAATGAAAACCTACCTTGAGCACCGCTATCAGTAATCCCAATACCAGTACCCACTCCGAAATAACGACTATTGGGCAGCGAGGGTTCATTGTTTACAGTAAGAAAGGTTTGAGTTTGTGAAGGAGAAGCAACAAGGTCAGCAACAGTAGCCTGAACAGTCTGACCGTTCTGAACGATAGGGACTAATTCAGCTCCAGTGATGGCTGAAGGAGCAGTTGGTAGCTGTGAAATTCTAATGTTCGCCATAATTAATCTTTACTAAGGTGACAAATTGTCGAGGTTGCCATTCAAATCATCCTCTGAGGTCTCAGGGGCAATACCCCATTCACCCTCAGTACCTTGTGTTACATTGTTAGGTGAATTCACGACGTTAGGATCCGTCGTAATAGCGTCATTATACTGTGCAATGTCAGCATCAGGGCGCGGAAATCTAACAGTGATCTTTTCAGGTTGACGTGCAGGTAGGCGGTATGGATCAAATTGATCTGAACACCCATAAATACAAACGCGCAAAGCAGGAATATTTCCGTCTTGAACTATGTCGCTATAAGCGCGTTTCATTTTGCAACGATCACATATTGCAATTGTAAGTACGCTATTACCGAGAGTATCAAGCCATTTACCCATATATTACCGAGTATAAGGTGAAATATTAGGTGCAAAATAAATTGGAGATTTATCTCTGTTTTCATTTTGAGCCATGATTAAGTGTTTTTCATATTGCTGTTCGCAATATATCATACGTTGGGGATCTACTTGAGGTAATTCACAAGCCATTTGATGAGCTAAACCCCATTGAATAGCTAAGTAAAAATACTGTGGAATTTCAATTTGACCACTCAAATCACCTACATCTTGAATATAACGGTTTAACCAGAGTTCAATCTGAGGTTGAATAGAATTAGGTACTGGCCACACTTCCATATTAGGCTGAGGAATTGTACGGTTAAACCAATATTGTAGGGGGCGCAAGGCTTGAAATTGACGGTTAGGTAGATTTGAATAATCATCCCTGTTCATACGCGCCATAGGGATTGCCACTGGCATTGTACCGAATTGAACTTGGTACACTCCCATGTTTATTCCGCTAATTTGTTGAATACGCCAGTACGGTAGAGTAACGGTAGCTTCTAAATCATAATAGAGCCATTGTCCCGATACCCAATTTATAGCTCCAGGAGCTTCAATAGTTTCCCATGTTGTACCGTCACTAGATGCTTGAATTTCAATAGTAACCGAACCAGTTACCGCAGGTAGAATACCAACAGTGTTGATATAAAGAGGGCTACCCGAACCGCCGTTAATACCAATTGCACCAGTATTATTAGTAAGTTGGCATACGTTTTGACCTGTACCGTCAAATGCATTACTCGTTACTCCTGAAGTGCTGTACGCGCCAGTAGTGATATTACTAGTTGTACGATAATTTGCGTTCAACACGTCAACAGTGCCGACTGGCAGGTAGTAATAAGTTTGATCAGGAATTAAACCGATGACGACTTTATTAATCGCCCAATAATTGACACCCCAGTTAGTCAAGCTAGAAAGTAAATAATAAAGACTAGTGCGAGCAGCTTGAACTTGCTCTACTGTGAGTTCTTCGGCGAGTTTACCTGCACGACGAGCGCCATGGTCAATAAGATCTTGAACTGATATAACTGTTTGGGAAACTGTTCCACTAGTACTCATTTATCACCATCCTGGACATTTCCATCGTTTTAAAGATGCTTTTGCTCTGGGCGCATCACCTTTTGACTTTTTTACTACACCTGACATGCGTGCGCAAAATGAATCTTTTCGCGCTCCACCTTCAGGTTGCGGAGCTTTTAAATGAGACCCCGTTGCCTTATTATACTTGGCTCTACCTTTAGCAGTTAATCCTGCACCTTGACTGGTAGGTAACTTTTCACCTTTCTTGATACTGAGTGAAACATCACCGCCAGATTTCTTTTTTGCAGTCTTAACTGATTCAATAAATGCCTGCTTAGTGGGTGCACCTTTAGAGCCAATACGGCGCATTTTTTCACCAGAGCCAGCTTTAATACGCTCCTGCTTAGCATGAATATTTGCGTACAAACCAGCTTTTGCCATAACTTACCAATTTTTCATTTTTCCGCCAGTCTTCTTTTTAGAAGCCTCGCGTTTTTCACTATAAGCGATCGCTACTGCTTGTTTTTGCGGCTTACCCGCCTTTATTTCAGCAGCGATATTCTTACCAAAAGCCACTTTAGATTTAGACTTAATGAGGGGCATATTAGAATCCAGGCTGGGTCAAGTTAGTATTATTTTGAATTAACTTACCAATAATGATCGCACCCGATAAAATAGCACTTGAACTAGTTGTAGCAATTTGCCATTGAATATCAGTTTTTTGTGCAAAAGGAATCGGTGCAAAATGCCTATCAATAACATAAACAGAACTAAAGCCTTGTGTTAAAAGATTCTGCTGCACGCCATTGTTGATTTGCTGTACGTTATAGTACATACCGTTACCGCTACCTAATGTGTTGTCGCTGTTTACTTCAACAAGTTCTAAATAAAAAGTATATCCGTTTGGAACTGTATAAATACTGTTTTGATTTTTACCAACTTTAGGGTTGATTTGAGCAACAATATTGGTACTTTGTTTAAAAGTAATCGTTCCAATGTTGGTTACTTGACCTGTACCTGCTGAAACTAACGATACGCCGTTT